GCCCTTGGAACTTCCAAGATGGATTTATGGTCGATGTCAGTTGATTCAATCGCTAAAAACATTGCTGAAGTAATTAACCAACACGCTATCCCTCGTTTATTAAAACTAAACGGCATGGATATTTCTCGCGCTCCTTATCTAACATACGGTGAAGTAAGCCATGTTGATTTGAATGAGATTGCTGGATTCGTCGGTAACTTGGTACAAACAGGTGCAATAGTTCCTGACCCTAAGTTGGAAGAGTATCTACGCGACTTGGCTGGATTACCACCTGCTGAACACGATGGACAGAATTTTGGTATGCCTCCAATGCCTGAAGGCGAAGGACTTCCTCCAATGCCTGAAGAACCAACAACATCAGGCGAAGAAGAATTACCTCCTGCTCCTACACAAACTGAGGCTCCGAAACTTCCTGAAGTTGGTTAAAGATGGCAATTCATTTTGCTAAAGCGCGAAATAAGCGAGTTCCTTTAACACCTCAAGAACAAGAACTTGCTCGTACTCTTTATCAGTCAATTCAACGAGCCACGGACAAAATTTCTATGAGGCAACTTGAGTCTTTGCTTCGCAACATGAATCCTGAAACCTTAGAGCGTTTGTTATCAAGCATAACTATTGCTAACCAAAAGAGCATTAGAGATTCACTTCTAAACTCAATCGATATTGGCGGTAAAGATGCAATTAAACAGATTCAAAAGATTGCTCCCAAGTTAGCCCTTCCAGCCTTCTCACCCTCCAAGGTAAAGATTGATAATCGGCAAGCAATGGCTAACCTAGAGTTTACAAAACTTCCTACATGGGCGCAATCAAAACCACCTAAAGTTGAATTCACTATGTCGTTCAATAAGACAAACCCAAACTCTTTAGCCTTTGCTCAACGCCGTGCTGGAGAACTTGTTACATCGATTGATGCTTTAACCCGTCTCTCAGTTCGTAAAGCAATTATCGATGCCTTCAATGAGGGATTAGATTACAGAGCAACAGCCCGAAGAATTAAAAGTGTTGTAGGACTGCATCCAAGATACGCTGATGCGGTAACTAACTTTGAAAAAAAGGAATATGCCCGATTAGTTAAAGGCGGAATGAAAGAAGCAACTGCTCGCGCTAAAGCAATCGAACGCTCTACCCGTTATTCAGATTCTCTTAAGAGCAAGAGAGCAACAATGATTGCTCGTACAGAGATACAGATTGCTCAAAACGAGGGACGCCAAGAAGGATGGAACCAAGCGGCTAAAGAAGGTTATGTAGATGTTGAATCACAAAAGATGTGGATTATTGCTCAAGATGAACGCACCTGCGATATTTGTTCTGAATTAGATGGTGAAATAGTTCCTTGGGACGGAACATTTTCTAGCGGTGATGAAACTCCAGGCAGAGTTCACCCTAATTGTCGTTGTACCATGGTAATAATTCCACCTGAGAGACGCTCATGACTATCACAATCGCATTTCCTCTTGGATATAAGCCAGTCCTAAAGCATGGCGAGCATGACCAATCTAGCCACGGCTCTTGGGCTTCAGGTAACTTTAATGAGGAGAGCGAAGGGGAAAGCGCACAAGGAAAATACTTTGATACCTACGGAGTTGAAATTAAAACTAATGAACCAGTCGGTATTCAACAAAGTGAAATAGAGGCTCTTAATTTTTACACGGGAGATGGGTATACAGATATAAATAATAATGCAAGATTTGGTATAGTCCATCCTGAAGAATCGGTAGAAGCAATAATACAAGACAGAATATCTAATTTAGATACACTTATAGAGCAATCACCCGATATGTTTGGTGACAAAAACTTATTTCGTGTATTCGATAAAAGTTTAATTGATACTCTTGAAAAAGGAGATGTATTAACAGACAAAGGATTTATGTCTACAACTAGAGTTGATATAACAAGTAAAGAAGGTTTAGAAGTATTACAAAATCTACAACTTATTCGAGTTACGGATGACAGAGCATCAATTATTTTGCCAAGTGAATCTAAAACGGGCAAAGGTTTAGCAGTCGATTATCTAAAAAATGCTATTTCGGATGCGTTTACAAATGTAGCCACAGCCAACAATGAAAAAGAAGTTTTACTTCCTAGGGGAACTTCCCTAAAATTCATGGGCTATAAAAAAGTAAATGAGGGGACAGATGATGTTATGGATATTGCAATTTTTCAAAGGTTAGATAAATGAGTAGATTCATAACCATGCTTGGGGATGTTGAGATAACCCGAGCCAAAGATGTAAAGAAACACGGAGACCACGACCAGTCTGAGCATGGTAACTGGGCTAGAGGTATCGAGGTAGCCCCTGAGATAGTCCGCTCGACCCTTGAGAGGGTCAAAGAGAATGGCGGTCTCTCAGTAAGCCTCAAGGACGGTTCTGAGCCTACTAAGGGGTTCATGGTTGCCAAGGGCAAGAAGTTTGCGGCGATAGTCAAGGCTGATGACTTTTTTGATGAGGCTAAGGGCGCTGAGATTCTTTCTTCCTACATGAAGCGACATAAATCTGAGTTTAATAATTCGAATAACTACCTAGGGTTATGGCACAATACGGACGATGGACAGGTCTACCTTGATGTATCAGAAAACATTAAGGACGAGGGAGAGGCTATCTCTCGGGGTCGTGAACGCGACCAAATCTCAATATGGGATGTAGCAAACTTCAAAGAAATAGAAACAGGAGGAACAGGTGGCATCGAAAAAACTCGAGGCAGTACAACTGCCCGATTTGTCGAACATGACAGACGAACAGATAGACGCTTACGCCAAAGAGATTTGGGCGAAGTTAGCAAAACCCTCAAAGTAATTTACTTTGATTATGGTTTGAAACCCGTACTAAAACACGGGGAGCATGACCAGTCCGAACACGGTAACTGGGCTAGAGGCTACACGGCTGACGAGATTTCTCGTATTGAAGCAATGGATAAAGTGGGTCCATCAATCGATGAATTAAATACTTTACTAAAAGGCAAAAAAGAATATACCGACGAAGATAAAACTCTTGTCGTAGAAAACGATTCTGACCTTTATGCGGATGCGACTTCAGGTATTGATGAATTAGTTGCATATCGTCTAAAAAACCTTCAAGAAGAATTTCCTAATCACGAATACACAGAACAAGAAAAAGCAACTATCTATGAAAATGTACAAAATGAAATGGTTGCTACCTATGTAGAGTCTAATAGTGAAACCCTAGACGAATACCTTCAAGCAAGCGATGGAGATGTTCCCGACACCGAATCAGCGATGTACGCATTGCAGGATGTTTTTGGTGTGAGCCATACTGGAACAAGTACCAACGGAGAAGAAATAACTCTTAGTGCGAATGTTAATGATGTTAGTGCCGACGGCTACAACATTTACATTAGAGGAGATGTTATCAATCAAGAAGGAAATTTGGCTGGAGAATTTGAGCGCAGATTTTTTCAAAAAGATGGAGTTTGGAATGTTGAACACTCAGTCTTACGCTTAGACGAGGACCACATAGGCACAGGTTTTGGTAAAGCATTTATTGAACAATCAGAGGCTTGGTATACCGCTAAAGGATTTGGCTATATTGAAGTTGGAACTGCATGGGATGGCGCTCGCCATTGGGCAAGAGCAGGTTATGACTGGAAGCCTGACAGAGTGCAAGAAAACTTAGATAACATCTCTCAAAAAGTTGCCTCTATGGTTGATGACGATAGTGGTTGGTTTGCTGACGGCTCCCCTGAAAGAGCCGAGTTTGATTCTTTAATGTCAAGAGCAACAAATGATTATTCCCCTTATTTCGAAGATGAAAGCGGATACAAATATCCTGCTTTTGGCTCAGTCAAAGATTTGAAAGAAGATGATTTCCCGTTACCTGCTCATTTTGCAAACATAGGATATTCAAAAGAAAAAGCAGAAGAAACTGGAACTTGGGCTGGAAAAGAATTGATGTATGACTTGAGAATGAAATATACAAAGTCATTGACCGCCGAAGGTCAGAAACTTTTAGAAGGACCTATTGACCACGATGGCGATGGCTTGATTTATGATGGAACAGCCCGTGAAAAACCAGCACCTACCAAAAAGAACTAAACTAGGGTATAATTAGATTATGAGCAGACGAGAGACACAAAAGGCTATCCAAGAGGCTTATTCCAAGTGGTCTGAGAAGGTTGAGTTTACCTCTAATACTGGCGCATCCAACGAGGACGAATTAAAGATTATGGATGAAATTTCAACCATCCTTCAAGGAAATAAACCCGAGTAGTAATACCATCCGCTACTCTTAGAACATGGCGGATATTGCACCCAAACTAATTCATCTAAGCGCTGAGGAACTACTCGCGCTCCATACGAATGTCCATAAATCAGCGTCTCCAACCTCGGCTGAAATCGAGGTTCACCACACCGTTCTAAACGAAATGGCTAGACGCAAGATGGAACGCCCAAAGGATGATTGGGATAAATACGAGATTCTCATAGATTCAATCGATGATGTAGACCTAACAAGCCTTAGCGGATTACCAGCCGAGACCATCCTAGATGTCATAAAAACCACAGGGGATACAACTGCAAACATTAAAACTTTCTTAACAGTCGATGGTTACCAAATGCGGGTTGAGGCTGTTGAAAAAAGAATTGCTCAAGAAGATGGAAAGTGGATTGTTTACAACGAGGCGGGAACTAGAAGTTTTGGAAGTTATGATTCTAAAGAAGAGGCTGAGGAACGCTTAAAACAAATTGAGTTCTTCAAAGCCGAAGGAGATTACAAACCACCTAAGTCTGTTAGAGATGCGGCGCAAAGAGCGATTGAATGGATTGAGGCTGGTCTTGCTGGCGATGGTTTCACTTCAGTTGGTAGAACTAGAGCAGGTCAATTAGCCCGTGGAGAAAATATCAGCATTGAAACTTTGAAGAGAATGAAATCATTTTTTTCTCGCCACAAAGTTGATGGACAAGCCCTTGGATTTAATCGAGGCGAAAAAGGATTCCCTAGCGCTGGTCGAGTGTCGTGGGACGCTTGGGGCGGAGACGCTGGATTCGCTTGGGCAGAATCGATGGTGGATAGATATGAAAACGCAATGGAAAAACATGGAGACCATGACCAATCCTCACACGGAGCGTGGTCTACTGGAACTGGTGGTGGAGAAGATAAGGGTACGACTGGTCGTCCCCCTATGGCTTCCGACAAGGCTCCCGCACAAGGACAATCTAAAGAAGCAATCAAGCAAGCCGAGCGAATTAGAAGAGATGCCGAAGCAGTTGAGCCAGTAGTCACATCTTTGATGGAGGGTATTGCTAAAAGCATTGATGCTGATTTTGCTCTTAAGCCTGATGGTAATAGTTCTTTACTAGATAGAATAAAGTCCACAGATTCTCTTGCTCGCAAGATTGATGCCGATGCAGAAAAAGACCACGGCGGAGATAGAGAGAAAGCGGCAAACGCACTTTCTGATGCTGTTCGCTACACACTTAATGTTGATGAAAATAATTACACAGACGGTTTGGAAAAAACAGTTAAGGCTGTTGAAGAAACTGGTTGGAAAGTTGATTCAGTTAAAAACTTTTGGCAAGCAGGTGACCCTTATGACGGCACCAACATAAAGATTAGTAAAGAAGGCGTAAAGGTTGAATTACAACTTCACACTCCAACTTCTCATAGAATCAAAGAGGTAGATTTACACAATGACTATGAAAAGTATCGTGTTTCTAAGGACAACACAGAGCGCAAATCTCTATGGGATTCAATGGTAAATAAGGCTCAGGCAATCCCAAGACCAGCAAACATGGCAAAATTACTGACCATTGGAACGCTTGTCACACAGACTTTTGAGACCGCCCAACAAGCAGGTTTGGTAAAATCAACGGGGGTTGATATAATGTGGACAATAACGAGAGGAGGTATAGCCGTATGCGGTATTTCGCAAAACTAGGCGCAAACAACGAAGCGATAAACATTTATCGTTTTGAGGTAGGCGAGACGACCATTACTGAGGACAGATGGGACATTCGAAGCAAGTCTTGGGTGGATAACTCTGATGCCGATGTTGTTGGCTATCTGACTCAAGGTGAAGGTGAGTTTCAAGAACTTACCGAGGATGTAGCCCGTCAAATTTTTCCTGATGTATTTACCGAAGATGCTACAAAGTCTCTAGGTAAGTTTGACTTACAGAAAGCCGAAGGCGATAAGCGCTACACACTTGGAGCAATGTATATCCCTGATATGGAAGATGCTCATGGAGAGTGGACAGATTCAGAAGAATTACAAAGAGCAGTTTGGGATTATGTAAGAAGCAATGACCGTCGTATTCGTTTGCAACATAACCGAGATGTAGTTGCTGGAGAATGGGTAGAAGTTATGGC